CACGCCCAGGAACAGAATATCAAACAGGGTATCGAGGACGAACAGTGTTTCGACGATCCGCGCGCGTGTCGCGAGTACGACGTCTAGAGCCAAAATATCTAGTTTACGGTATGGAGGTGAGATATTTGTACTGGCGGCGCAGGGGTGGGTTTCCGTTCAGGTTTCTTAGGATATTTTTTCCGAAAATGTACAGATCACAGTCGTGCCCATTGTTCTGAAAAGTAGGTTTTGTCTATACCGATCAGTCAAGCCCCACTGTACCTTTACTCACTCACGTCATGGCTACGCCCTACCCTGACGCGCGTGAACTTGCTGTGGCGACTGTGGAGGCGATGCGTTCCCTTTGGGGTACCATCCCGCCGGACCTTTGGGGTGACTTTTTGCGCGCCGGTGTGCGCCTTCCCCGCCGTGCCTTGGCGCGTGATGTGCCCGTGCGTGCGCCTCGCGTGGTTCGCGGGCCGTGTACCGGCGTGACGGCCAAGGGGGCGCCCTGCAAAAACAAGGCGTGTGCCGATCACGGCATGTGCCTGATCCACTACAACAAGAGCACGCGCGCAACGGCCGAGGCACCGACTGAGCCGCCGTGTACCGGCACGACGGCAAAGGGTGAGCCGTGCAAGTGCCCGCGGTACCGCACGCTCGCGATGTGCTGGCGGCATGCGAAGAAGGGAGGTCTCCTCCCGGACGTTCCGTCCGATTGCGCCATCTGTATGAACGAGATGGCGCCATCTGAGCGAACAAAGACCAAATGCGGTCACTATTTCCACACGGCGTGCCTGGGTGAGTGGGCAGTCCGCCGCGGTTCGACGGGCGGTTCGACGCGCCGCCGTACGCTGAAGGCGCCGTGCCCGATGTGCCGCGCGCCCTTTACGATGCCTGCGCCGCCTCCGCCGCCGCTCACGGGACCTGCATGGTACGTGATGGGCAACACAGCGCCCAACTATTCGACGCCAGAGGTGGAGTGGGTCGAGCGGCTGCGCGCGGTTCCGATCAGCCCGATGATGTCACCCGAGACGCTGCGCCACTATGCAGGGTATGCCGGACGGAGACTGCTGAACTACATGGACGAACACGGCGGCGCGTTTCCGAGCGAGATGATCACTCGCGCGATTATGGAGACTCATCGCATCGCGCCTACGGTGTCGTACGCGGACTTGTAGAGTGGGGGACACGCGGGTATTGAACATCGAAGTTTATATACAGATTTGCCTCTTTCGTTAGCCCTTTGCCTTCGAGTCTATAGTCTTTGCGCGGATCGATCACATTGTCCAAGTCGTGCGTCTTGAGCGTCAGGGGTCCCGTAAAGTGCGGGACGACAAACTCGTACCCGTTGACTGACTCTTCGAACGAAATCGTGATTTTGTAACGCAGGTCGTGCCCATTGCGCTCAAACTTGGGGTGTTTTTTGATGCGGAAAATAACGATCAAGTTGCCGGGCCTCTCGTTGGGTGACCGCGCCTGTTCACCGAGTCCCTCGATCACCTGCGACACGCCATCCTCGATGCCCGGTGAGATGTTCAGGTTGATCGACGCGGTGTTGGTCGTCTGGCGTTGATGCTGACACTGCGGACATCCCTGTGGCAGCTGACCACCACCCTGACACTGATGACATGGCCTCTGAAACATCTGCGAGATGAAGCCCATGTTTTGGACCTCGCTCAGCATACCGGCGCCGTTACACACGGAGCACTTTCTCAGACAGGAGAAGCACGGTTTGGTGACTGTCGCCTTGATCGTCTTTGTGATGCCGGTGAACACCTCGTCGAGCGACAGTTCGATGACGTGTTTGTGATCACCGCGACGCCCGGGTCCACCGCCACCACCTTGTCCGAATGGCATGCCACCACCTCCGGCAAACATGTTCTGGAACATCTGTGAAATGTCGGGACCCTGCGGCATCTGCTGCTGCGGATCATCCGTCCCAAACTGATCGTACCGGGCACGCTTTTCAGGATCGGAGAGCGTCTCGTGCGCCTGATTGATCGCCTTGAACTTTTCGGCGTCGCCGCCCTGCTTGTCAGGGTGATGCTTGACGGCGAGCTTACGGTACGCCTTTTTGATATCGTCGACCGATGCGCCCCGGCCGATACCCCGCGTGTCGTAATGGCTCATTACCTTATGAGTGGCACGATACTTTTAAGCAAACAAAAATATTATAATAAAGCATGTACAATCGTGCACGAACCGCAGTCGCCGCGACAATCTCAAAGGCTCGTACGGTTGCACGAACCGCAGGTAACGTCGCAACCAATAAAGTGAGACGGCTTGCGTGGGCGTCGGGGCGCGGCGCCGTGACGCGCATGATGACTCATTATAAGTTGAGCCCGAATGAACGACGTAATTTCATGAATGCATACAATCAATATCGCAATGCGCTGAATAACACGCGACCGAACAATGCTCGCCGCAATGCACAGCAGGCAGCCACAAAATTCACAAACACCATGTTCAAGGTGTATAATAAAGCGTCTCATAAATCAACCCCGGTTTCGAATGGCATTCGAGCTGGGGTGCAAAAGAGTGTCGTGTACTGGGTCCCTGGGATCATCTACCGAAGCACGTTCCACCGCAAACGTCCCGCTTCCGTGTAAAAAAACTATACAGAGTGTATATGATCGTCCCGGTGGGCAAATTTCTGTATCGTGGTTCGCACGCCGAAGCGAATCAGGCACAGGGATACCTGAACAAGCGACCCAATTATCTTCGGAGTAATCTACCAGTGTATTTTTCAAACAGCAAAAACAACGTGCGTACCTACGGCACGGCTGTAAAGTACGTGACGACGCGTCCACTCAACCTGATCAATATGGGGAGCGTCAATACGGTTGCGAAACTCCTTGCAGCCGCGCGATCGAATGCAGTCAAGGGTAGTATCCTGAAGGCGTTTCGGACTGCGAACGGCGAGGTTCGGCGTTTCTCGAAAATCAAGTACGACATTCACGTCGCCAAGTTCATCTGCACACTAGGGTACGACGGGTACTATGCACCGAGGCTCCGGACAAAGTATCAACAGGGGTCGTTCCACCCAGAGATTGTTCTGTGTCACGCGAAGGATGTGCTCAAGGTGTACAACGTCAAGGCGGCGACGTCGCCACCACCCACGAGGCCTCGAGTTGGAGTCAATAACAATCTTCGGACCACCGTCGCTCGTACAAACTACGGCCGTGCCTGATAAATAAACTCTCACCAGACAATAGAATGCCTTCGGCCGCCGAATACCAGTTCAAATACCAAGTGAACGGGACCGACGTTGGGGAATCACGTCACCTCGACCAGTGGACCAACATCAACACGTACTACCATGCCCCGAATGGGTACTTTCGTGACACAAACGTCGCCGTGATCCCGTTCTGTCTGGACACGACGTCATACCAGCCGACCGGCACGCTCAACTTTTCCCGGATCGACAAGTTTCAGATTGTGACGCCACCGACCGCTCCGTTCACGAGCATGGTGACTGGCAGCTACCTGTACGCCGTCGGGTACAACGTCCTCGAGATCAAGGATGGGACGGCGTCGCTGCTTTACTGGGACTAAAAACCTCGGGTTGTAATAGATATGACCGAATCGATCAGCGGCGCACAGCTGTTGGTCGAGGGTCCACAGGACGTCTGGCTCACATCCGAGCCTCAGATGTCCTTTTTTCGCACGTCGTACAAGCGACATGTGCCTTTTGGCATGTCGCTCGAACGGGTAAACGTCAATCCAGGTGGGCTCGTCAAGTTTGACACGTCCAAGGGTGATCTGCTCGGTTACGTCTACATGACGAAGCACGATCCGGTGACGGATGCGCTCGTCCCGACGCCAATCACGTTCACGTCGATGGCGACTCGACTCGGTGAACAGATTCTGGACAAGCGCGATCTCATGTACCTCAACACCATCCGACGCGTCCTCGAAACCAAGAACGAGTCGCAGTCAAAGACACCGGCGGGGTTCCAGCCGCTCTTCCTTCCGTTCACCGGGGCGTACTTTCCACTCGTGGCGATTCGACACGCGCAGCTCGACCTCGTGTTCGAGGGTCTCGATGGTGCCTACACGTACAAAGTCTGGGGTGAGTTTATCCACCTGCCGTACGAAGAGCGTTCGTGGTTCGAGATGACGCCCCAACATATGATGATCCAGCAGGTGCGCAAGACTGTTCCGCTCAACGGTGATCTATGCCTCTCCGGTCCGATAAAGTACATCGCGTGGCCGACGTTCAATTACACGGCCGAGTACATATCCGAGTACCAGCCGGTACTGATCAACCCAGAGCTCGCGGTCATTTCGACCGCATCGGCCAACACATTCACGGTTCTCCAGACGACAAACTTTTACGACATCCCGACGCTCGAATGGTCGTCGAGTGGCCGGCCGGCCGGCGTGACGATCGATTCGTTCACAAACAATCAAATCACCTTTGCGATCAGTCAGGGGACGAGCTTTCCCCTTCAGACGTTCCGAGTCACCGTCACAACACCGTATGGTAAATCGGCCAGCGTCACATTCAAGATTGCGGCAAACCCGAGCGTCTCGTTCACCTCCGTGGTCAACTACCTCGATCAGCAATATCTCATCAACGGCGCGCTCGCACCGTCGATCGTGGCCAGACGATCGACCGTCATCGTGTTTACGGTGTCGGCACCCGGCTATCCTTTCGTCATTCAGACAGTGCCTTCGCCATACAGTGCCGGTGACGTGTACACTACCGGCATTACAAACCCAGGCACGGATTCCGGCGTCACTGTATGGGAGGTTGATCCCACAGCACCTGATTCGTTGTACTATGTCGCACAATCAACCCCGGCCATGACCGGCTCCGTCATTGTCGTGTCGTGAAACCTCAACAAGCCGCGCCGCAACGTAAATCGACAGATCGAGCGCCTCCTCGAGCGCCTCCTTCACCCAGTCATAGCCAGAGTCTTCCTTGAGACCGTGGCCATACTGTGCGCGACCCTTTGCCATGCGCTCCTTGATCAGATCGAGGATGCGATCATTCATCTCGGCCATTTGAGTGTACGACGCACAGCCGCTTTAAGAAAACACTACAAGTCTCAGTAATGATATTCTGTGAAGGTCCGACGGACCCCCTGAACGGTCCGCACGTCAATGCGACCAAAGAGCAGAAGCAAGAGGCGATGCTCGAGGCGCGCGAGCGTGCCAACGCATGGGCACAACCTTTCGGGCCGATCGGCAAGTTTATCGCCGACCAGGCGATCGCCGAGATTGACGCGTGTGAAGGTGCCGTGATCACCATCGACGCCGAGGGAAACTGGACAGCCAGTACGGACTACAAACCGCTGGCCGGCAAAGACACGTGGAAGCTCGACGGCATCGACGCACCGGTCTTTTACGCAAAGGCGTACGATTGGCCGCCGAACACGACCGCGATTGTCAACTCTGACGTGGGCGATCGGATAAATCACAAGATCAAGGTGATTCTGATATGCGTCGTCGTCGTGTGCATCGCAATCTACATGCTCAGAAAATAGTCTCAAGATGTAATATGTGTTGGAGCGAAGAGGGTTCGCTAAAAACTTATGCGTTTGCGATGACCCTGGCGGCTATTCACAAGTATAATGGAACGATGAACCCAGTCATACTGCTTTATATGACTGTGTTTGCGCAAATGCAGCTCGTGGAATATTTTCTATGGAAAAATCTTGCAATCCCTAGTGCAAATCACTTATGGTCAGGTGTAGGCGTAGGTTTCTTAGTGTTGCAGCCGTTGGTATCTGCGATGTTGTTGCCGGTCGATATGCGAAATAAAGCATGGTTGATTACACTCACCGGGACTGCTTTGTATTTATTGACAACAAAGGTTGATCTAACTACTACGATTGGTAGTAACGGCCATCTGAAGTGGAATTGGATTCCGTCGTTTAAATCACCATGGACTGTCGCGTGGCTCGTAATGCTACTCGTCCCACTGTGGATCACGGGGCACCGCGCGGCCGCCCTATTTGGTTTAGTCACTTATTTTATCAGTGCATACTTCAAT